AGACCAGTTATGAATAATTGGAAACCATGGCGCATTGCAGCTTTGGATCTAGTTAACCCCGTTACTAATATAAACCTTAGTATTTTGGAGTTGATTTCGGATCAATTTGCAACGTCCATATTGGACCAATTACCAGCTAGTGAGATCGAGATGTTACATGTGTATGATGACTTTACTGCTCTTAACGGAGCAGCTGGAGTCACATATGTAGACAAGATGAATCGAAACACTAGCGCTGGCAACCCTTGGAAGAAGTCTAAAAAATACTTCTTGGTGGCAATTGCTCCTCGAGGTCAAAACCTTGAGCCAGTAGAAGCTACCCCGGAGATCATGACTCGAGTGAACGAGATGATAAATAGATATTCCATGGGCGAAAGAGTGCACCCAAACTTTTGTGCACACCTCAAAGATGAACCAGTTACGTTTGAAAAACAGAAAATGGGTAAAACTAGAGTTTTCTCTGGCGCACCTTTTGACTGGTCACTTGTTGTTCGGAAGTATTTTCTATCGAGCATTCGAGTGATTCAACGTAATCGCTTTATATTTGAAGCAGCTCCTGGCACAATCTGTCAGTCGAGCGAGTGGGGCGACATATACACGTATCTCACTACATTTGGTGAAAACCAAATTGTAGCTGGAGATTACAAGGCTTACGATAAGCGCATGCCCCCCGCATTTATCCTAGCCGCCTTCAACATACTGATGAAAGTATGTGCAGCGAGCAATAATTTTGACGATGAGGACCTTATGGTTATGAAAGGTATAGCAGAAGACACTGCTTATCCCCTGACTGACTTTAATGGCGATCTAATCGAATTTTATGGCTCAAACCCTAGTGGTCATCCACTCACTGTGATTATCAACTCCATTGTGAATTCGTTATATATGAGGTATGTATACTTCGTAATGAATCCTGATCGGGAAGCATTAAGTTTCCAGAACAATGTAAAGTTGATGACTTATGGTGATGATAATATCATGGGTGTCAGTACTGATACCCCTTGGTTTAACCACACAACAATCCAACAAACGCTTGCTAGAATGAACATCACATATACGATGCCTGATAAGGTATCTGAAAGTGTTCCGTACATTTCTATTAACAATGCTTCTTTCCTAAAGAGAACCTGGGTCTTTGAAGAATCCTTTGGTAATTATGCCTGTCCACTCGAACATGAGTCGATAGAGAAAATGCTAATGGTTTGGACGAGATCTAAGACTATCTGCTGGGAAGAGCAGTGTGTGTCAGTTTTAAGTTCTGCCGCAAGAGAATACTTCTTCTATGGAGTAAAAACTTATGAGAAACGTGTTCACCTGTTAACGCAGCTGATGGAAAATCTAGATATTATGCTTTATATGCAATATGATAAGCATGGTAACAATGTGACTTTCCCAAGCTATGATAGCTTGGTGGAACAGTTTCAAAAGGCTGGTCATTAGATCAGCACCGGGCCTATGAGTTAAGGTCCCGTTTAAACCAAAATAACTCCTACTTATGTAGTTACTTAGTTGAATCAAATTACCTTGTAAGATTTAATGATAGGACATAAGTAGATATCCGCATGGGCGTTCCCCAAAGTTTCTATTTAGAAATGAGTTTGCTGATACTCTATAGGTAAAAGACGGAGAGTGAGTCCGGGTTGACCCTCTTTAAGTCTCTAAAAACGCAACCTGCCAAAACAACAAATCAAATGGACTTTGACTCGCAGTCCCAAAAGACCGAGCACAGGCAAATCCCCTCCTCGATGGGGACCCCGATTCCGCTCACGCGGACACAATCTACTCAAACGTATTCGTCGTTTGCGCAGTCCTCACAGACGCGCGCGCTTATTGAAGAAGATGAAATATATCATGATGAAAATCATCCAAATAATATTCCTGCGATTTATCGCAGAAAAGATTTTGGAAGGGTTTGCGTGATGCAATCATCTGAATTAACAACAACTGACGAAACCGTAGTTGAGGAAGAAGGAGAACGACAAGAAGTTATTACATTTAATGATAAAAGTAAGTCCGTTGAAGTACGAGCTCAACCAATTTGTGATGAATCCATGTATGATGGCTTTTCGGCTAATGTCGATTTGGCTACATACTTATCACGACCTGTGTTGATACATACTGAAACTTGGACTGAAGCAACAAACTTCGTCGCGGTTCTCAAACCATGGGATCTTTTCTTTAATACCGCATCTATTTCGCGAAAATTACAGAATTATGCGTTCTTAGCAGCAAATCTAAAGGTTAAAATTGTGATTAATGCTTCGCCATTTTATTATGGCTTAGCTTTTGCAACTTACCGACCTTATATTGGAAATGCAGCTGGAACTATCAATAACACGTATAGTAGATACGGTCCAACCATGGC